AGAAAAGGTTCAAGCAACACTGCCCACGGCTAAATGGAATGCACAGTGGATGCAAAACCCAACAGCAGAAGAAGGTGCAATATTAAAACGAGAGTGGTGGCGAACTTACACGCACGAAGACATACCACAGTTACAACATGTTATACAATCATATGACACGGCATTTTTAAAAAAAGAAACAGCGGACTACTCCGCTATTACTACGTGGGGTATTTTCTATCCAAGCGAGGACGAAGGAGCAAACTTAATATTATTAGATGCTATCAAAGGCAGGTACGAGTTTCCAGAGCTACGACGTTTGGCTCTTGAACAATACGAGTATTGGAAGCCAGAGTCTGTTATTGTTGAGGCTAAGGCTAGTGGTTTGCCTTTGACCTATGAGTTGAGGAAGATGAATATACCAGTTATAAACTTCACCCCATCTAAAGGAAACGACAAGCACGCACGTGTAAATGCTGTTGCACCTTTGTTTGAATCTGGTATGATATGGGCACCTGAGCAGAAATTTGCAGACGATGTCATTGAAGAGTGTGCTGCGTTTCCATACGGGGATCATGACGATCTTGTGGACTCAACAACACAAGCAATCATGCGATTCAGACAGGGCGGTCTGATCGGACACCCTGAAGATTATGTGGATGAACCACAAGAGCAACGTAAAAGGAATTATTATTAATGGCAAATAAATACCACAGACAGGGTTTTAAAGTTGGTAAGGTTGTAGATCTTTTATCAAATATTTACAAATTAGATAAGACCGGCAAGAAAGATAAGATTATAGAGTCTATGAACAAGAGACTTAAAAAAGAAAAGAAAACAATAGAACAAGAGCCTCAAGAACTCGACACTTATACAGATCTGATGGTTTCTGATTTTGAGAAAAAGACAGGTCCTTTTTTTGATAAGATTAAAACTAGAGAAAAAGCTAAACGAAAAGCGGCTGAACTTAAAAAATTAAAAGGTAAAAAATAATGCTGACAGCTATTAGAAACTGGGTAATTAGAACGATGATGAAGGCAAAGGGTGAGACCGGCATCGTTAAAACATTACCTAAAAAAGAAATTGTAGACATTAATACACAGATTACAGCAGAACGTTTGATGCAGAATGGTATTGATCCAAGATCATTAAAAAATGCTGATCAAGTAGAAAATGCTATCATTGCAATAGAGAATAGATCAAACGTTCAAACAGGATTTACAACTAAAAAATCTGCAGATGTATTTGATCTTGAAGGTAAAAAAATAAATCCAGACAAAGGCATTATGGGTGGTAAACAATTTGATGATCTACCACCAGGTGATGATGATTTACCACCACCAGGAAGTCGTGGCGGCGATGATGATATTGCAGCTCCGTTTCAATCTAGAGAAGAGACCATGAAAAATATGATTGAAGATGAATTAATGAAATCTGAAAATCCGTTTTCAGATTTAGTTAAGACAACTAAAAAAGGACCTAAAACTATTAAAGAGCGAGAAGCAGAAATATTAGCGAGTATGGAAAAAAGTAACAAAGAAACTGTTCAAAGAATAAAACAAAGAAAAATGGTTGACGATGCAATCGATAATATGTCTCCATCTCTTTCTGGAGATACAAGAACTGATGCAGAACTTGTTGCAGAGGATCTAGCAGAGAGAATGGGATTAGTTTACGATGATCTACCCACAAAGCAAAGATTAGATTTATACGATCAAGCATACACAGCTTTATCAAAACAAAGATTTAAAGGAATGAAAAAACCAAAAGATGATCCAGACGAAATGGCACAAGGTGGACGTGCAGGGTTTGCTGATGGTACGAATTATTTTACAGATCCAGATAATCTTAAAATGTCAGACAGAGATTTACGTTATCTAAAAAGTTTATCACCAGCGATGCAAAAAGCATTTTTAAAAAGATTAAATATAAGAGATATGACTATGCAAGCAGACGGTGGACGTGCAGGGTTTGCTAATGGTAGTGGAGGTTTATTAGAGTTGCTTAACATGACACCAAAAGAAAGAAAACGTGTAGGTATGAAACAACTTGCAGATAAAATTGGTAAGTTTGTTGATATACAAGCCGAAGGATCTAAATCTGGTAAACAACAAATACAAGGTGCACCAGAAGATATCACACTAGATACTGAATCATATAATTTTATTGTTAATGCAGATATTCCAATAGGAGAAAAAATAAATCTTCTTACAACTTTTCAACGTGAAAAAGGTAGAGGTAAAGTTGAAAAAGACGGTCAAGAATTATTTTTAGGTGAGGGTGGTTCTAAAAAAAGAGGGATAGGATTAGATATTAATCCAGATGCAGAAAAAGGTTTTAGTGGAAAGATTATGTATGACCCAGATGGTGGTAATGTACAAGGAGGTATTACATATAAATTTGCAGACGGTGGACGTATCGGTTATAAGGTAGGTAGCATAGACAAAGCACGTAGAGCATTTTTAAAAGCAGCTGCAGGAATTACTGGAGGCATAGCTGCGTTAAAAACAGGATTGTTAAATATTGGTAAAGGCACAACCAAACAGGTTGCAAAAGAAATTATAACAACACCAAATGCACCTGGTAAACCAGAATGGTTCGATGCTCTTGTAACAAAAGTTGTTAACGAAGGTACAGATGTAACTAAAGGATTTGCAACTAAGGAAAGAGAGTTAGTGCACACTAAACAAATAAATGACTTTGCAGAAGTTACAGTTTACAGAGATTTAGATACAAATACTACAATAGTTAACTATGGTTCAGCACTAAGAAAAGATCCAACTAAACCATACGAGAGAGGAAATATTCAACGAGCTGTTAACGATCCTGATCAGATAGATCTAGTTGTCAAGGGTGCTGAAGATGTAGAACCTACTATCATAGAAAACGAAAGAGGATTTGTAAGACGAAGAGGAACTAAATCTTCTGCAGAATTTGAGGCGTATGAATCAGAACCACGTGTTGTAAACTATGATGGTGATATGGAATTTGATGGCACTAATGTGGTTAACAATGTTGATGATTTAAATGAAGACATAAGTGTATTAAAAGAATACGCGACCGGTAAAAAGTTAACTCCTGAAGAAGCTGCTAAGGCTAAAAAGAAACGAGAGGATTATCAAAAATTTCTTGAAGATCCAGTAGAGCAAGCAAACTATTTAGAAAATAAATATGGCCCTGGTCCAGAGCCAGATGACTTTGCATCAGGCGGTATCGCTAGAATGTTAGGAGAATAATGAACCCGTTTAAATACGCACAAATGATGAAGTATCTGACTCGGGTAAAAAAACAAAAGCCAGATCTTCCCGATGTATTTCCTGCAAGTCAAGCTCCTATCCCAGCTAAATCAGATTTTGTTGAAACAAAAGACGCGATCAACAGATTCGTAAGAGCCAATCCAAGAACAGAAAAAGCAGGTGGTGGTATGTTGGTGCAACCAGGTTTTGGTGGCACGAGACAGGGGTATGCTGGAGACGATGGAGATTACATTTACACAAGACCATCAGGTGCAAAACGTTTAGTAATTGGAGATACGATTTATGGTTCAGTTCGTAAAGGAGATAAAAAAGGATTAGAAGCATTAAAAAAGAAAAGAGATAAATTAGTTGCTTCAGGTAAATTTAATTTAAGAACTAAGTATGATTTAGAAGCATTAAAAAATGAATGGAGAAACACCTTACCTACTAAAAAAGCTACTACTTGGGAAAATTTTTTAAAAACTAAATTTCCTAAAGATTCAACAACACCAAATAGTATAAGAAAAAAAACTGAGACCGATTTAAGAAAAGGAGAATCAGATTTTAATCCTAAAGAAGAATATAAAATTAACGTAAAACAAAAACAAAATTTAAAAAAAGTAAAACAAGCTATGCAATTAGTTAAGGAACACAATGATTCTGACAAATTTTTATATGACAAAAAAACAATTTATCAAAAATTAGGTTTTGTAGGAGGTAAACCTCAAATTTTTAAAAAAGAACAGAGTGGAGCAGTATATAAAAGCTTGTTTAACGAGGCAATAATAAATGAAGTCGAAAAACTAATGCCTATAGAACAAAAAATTAGTAATGCTTTTGATAAAATAAAAAATGAAAATTTAAAGATATATGAACCTAAAGGTGGAAACAAAGAAAAAAAAGGAGGTGTGCTAAAAAGAATGATATCTGATATTGTATCTCCTAAAGGTGGTCCTACAAAATATCAAATAAGTTCTCGTTTAATAACTTCTGTGTTGAATACACATCAACCTTACTTAGATATAAAAAATGATTTTGATTATCTTGAACAAAACTTAGCTAGAAAGATGAAAGGTAATACTTTTAATGAAGCCATGGATTATGCGAAATATGTTCGTGGTGGTTTAGAAATGAAAAACATAGAAAAATTATCACGTAACTTTTTATTACCTGAATCAACTGTTATGAGATTTGCTTTAAGAAGTGCTTTTAATAACTATAAAGCAAAAAATACAGATCCATCTGTAAAAATTTTTAATTTAAAAGCTGATGGCACCCCAGGAAAACCAGTAGATTTTGGTAAACTTAAAATAGATTATTCTACAAATATGAGAGAGATTGATATTAATAAAATTGGCTTTACTTATGATGGAGAGTTTTTTACTAAAAATAATATAAGAACAAAAGGTCGTGAGTCAGGTTTATTTGATGAAGTATATAAACTAACTGCTAAAGGTAATATGCCTGTTCCTGATCCAAAAAATCCAAATAAAAATATTACTTTAAATAAATTATTACAATTAAATAAAGATAAACTAACGATTGGTCATAACGATGCTAAAGGTGGAATTACTAAACTTCCGTTTTCTGATCTTAGACTTGAAGGTGGCAAAATAAATTTAGCTTTGTACAACGCTTATAATAAAATACAAAATAAACCATTAAGAAAATTAATAGTAAATAAATTACAAGGGGACTTTGGATTTTTAAAAGGTGATGAGTATGAACAAGCATTTATTGAAGGAGAACGAAATAAAGCAATCAATATAGCAAAAAAGAATATAACTGAACGTACCATATATAGACAAGCAGGACGAGATGTAATTAGAGATTTAGGAGCAGATCTTTTAAAGAGAAAAGAACCTTTTCAAAAAGAATTATTTCGTGTTGCAGGAATAGGTCAAAAAGAAAGTATACAGTTATTAGCAGGACTTTCTAATAATCCTAAATGTAAAATAACTTATGGTAAAAAGAAAGTTGCAGCAGAAGGTGGTAGAATAGGTTATGTGACTGGGTCTGCAAATCTTACAGAGTGTGCTAAAGATGGTGCAAAAGTTTTTAACGATGGTAAATTAAATACAGCAGATCAGATAAAAGATGGCGCAAGACTTTTAAGAGGTGGTCGTGCAGTTTTAAGTGCACTTTCTAAATACGGAGTAGTGCCAGAACTTGCATACGTTGGTTTAGAAGCTGCAGGTAGAACTGTGTTAGGTGAGCAACCAACTAATGCTTTGTTAAAATCTATAGACACACTTACGTTTGGTGCAACTGACTTTACTTCAGAGATAGAAGCAGAAAAATTTGGTGAGTACGCTAAAGATAAATTAGCTGTTGATAAATTTCAAAATAGTCAGGCTAAAGTAAGATCTATATTAGATAGAATAAATAAACTTGAACAGATAAATCTCCAAGGTGGAGAGACAGATGTAACACAAGAAATAGCAACTTTAAAAGCACAATTACAATCAGCATCCGATGAATTAAAAGCAAATACTGTAAATCCTGACATGGTTCAATTTATAACTCAAAGAGGAGATGAGATCGCCGATGCACAATTAGCTAAATCACCTTTTGCAAAAAAATCTTTAACAGATCAGTTAGAGGGTTTTCCTGGAGTAAAAGATTACATGGACACAGAAGCTACTCGTGTTTTTCCATTTCAAAAAACTCAACAACAACTAAATGAAAAAGTTCTTCCCACTCCATTTATCCTTAGAGCAAAAACCTCTGATATAATTAATGACATAGTGCCAGCGTTAAGAGCGCAAGGAGTTACAGTTGATGGAAGACCAATAGGCACAAAAGATGTATTAAATTATCAAAAACAACTGAGAGAACAACCACTGTCTCAAGTGGTGGAGCAAGGATTTAATCCAGAATCTTTTTATGGTGCTAGCGGAACTTTTTCAACACCATTGCCTAGTGGGGCTTTGGATAAAAAACCAAATGTTATACCTGAGATGGAAAGAGAAATAGTCGGTCAGACAAACGTTGCTAATCCATTTGATATTGACATTTCAGATATAGGAAGTGGTTTAAGAGGTTTTTCTGCAGCAGGTGGAGGAATAGCAAAACAAGCTGGTGTATCATCAGGCCCACCACCAGAATCAGGACCAAACTCACAAGGGTTGCAAGGTCTGATGAAACGTGTTAGGAATAGATAGGAGTATATATGGCAGAAATAGATAAGGGACTCCCGAACACTAGAACTAAATTAGATATCCCCTCAGAAGAGGAGATAGCAGAAGAAGTTGCCGTTCAGGAACCAGAAAAAGGACCAATAGAAGTCATACCAGAAGAAGATGGTGGTGTAACATTAGACTTTGAACCGGGATCTATAAATGTACCTGGAACAGAATCACACTTTGATAACTTAGCAGATCTTTTACCTGATGACGTATTAGAGCCAATCGGAAACGAGATGACTCAAAACTACATGGACTACAAAGGTTCAAGAAAAGAATGGGAGCAAGGTTATATACAAGGTTTAGATCTTTTAGGATTTAAATATGAAAACAGAACAGAGCCTTTTCAAGGTGCGTCTGGTGCAACACACCCTGTAATGGCAGAGGCTGTTACACAGTTTCAAGCTCAAGCTTATAAAGAATTATTACCAGTTGATGGACCGGTAAGAACACAAATCATTGGCACAAAAAATCCTGCAACCGAACAACAGGCAACACGTGTTAAAGATTTTATGAATTATTTAATTATGGATCAAATGAAAGAATATGAAGCAGAGTTTGATTCTATGTTGTTTCATTTACCATTAGCTGGATCAACATTTAAAAAAGTTTACTATGATGTACCACTTGGTAGAGCAGTCTCTAAGTTTGTACCAGCAGATGAATTAATTGTTCCGTATACGGCTACCTCATTAGACGATGCGGAAGCAATTATTCATACAATAAAAATATCTGAAAACGAATTAAGAAAACAACAAGTCAATGGTTTCTATAGAGATGTTGAGTTAGGACCACCAGGCACAGATTCAAATGATGAACTTGCAAAGAAAGAACGTTCTCTTGAAGGCAGTAAAAAAACTGGAAAAAATGAACCTGTTTATACTTTGTTAGAGTGTCATGTTAATTTAGACTTAGAAGGTTTTGAAGAGGTCGGTGCAGATGGACAACCGACTGGAATAAAATTACCTTACATCGTAACTGTTGAGGAAGGTAATAGGAAAGTTCTTTCTATTAGAAGGAACTATGCGCCCAATGATCTAAAGAAAAATAAAATCCAATATTTTGTCCA